GGCCGGATTCCATAAATATCTTTCTCGCCCGTTGCAAGGCTAATGTCCGGTCTGTAAACTCTTCTTCGGTTATTTGTTTCATAATCTCCTATAATAATGCAGCAGGGCAACAACCTTGCTCTTTAAAGTAGTCGGTTCTCATGTCTTCTGCTATTTGTCCCCATGCTCGATAGGTATTACCCCAAATGGAATTATTATCAAGGCAGTAACCGGCTTCTCCTAAGCAACCTTCCGTCCAAACTGCCTCTCCTGAGTCCGTTATTACAGACATATCGCATGCGTAAAAAGTTATTAGAAAACCGCAATATTCCGATTCACACCATCCCGGATGCGCTTCCGAACATGGGGTTGAAGGATTGCATTGATAAGTGACGGCATCATGACCTTTTTTAACAGCATACCCGCCGCCAGTATAAGCATTTATCGCTATTTTCAGAGTGTCAATCACATCTCCCTTGCAAGTCAGATTTACGGTAGGATTATTGGTGCAATTAGCATTGCTTTCCGGCGCCGTGTAAATAGTTGAGGTTCCCGTATCGGTAGACAAAGAACCGCCGCCGGCGCCGACCGCCCAACCGTAATTACAGGAAGCGTCTATTGGGTAAACCACCAGCAATTGACTTTCGTTTGCCGCCATCTGCTGAGACGAATAAGCTATTTTTGCCGGTGTGCAATTACAAAAGCCACCTGCCACTCTAAACGTATCACTGCAAGTCTTTCCTGATCTAGTTGTCGCCTGTACTTCAATCACATCATAAGGGTGGGCATCGTCGGCTATTTTTACTTCCCAGGAGTATTGATCCCACCTGACCACGGTTCCATGACTTCCGGCTATCGTCGCGCATTTAATTATTGGATCAGTGTCGGCGTTATTCCATGAATCGCCTGAGCCACCAAAGCCACCAAAGCCGAATCCTCCCAATACGGTAGAGCCGGGATTAAGCGAAGCATGGCCGTCATGGTACATACTACACCCATTGGGCGCGGGAGGATGTGGAGTCTTGTCACCGCCTCCACCGCCAGGTCCGGGAGAAGGCATTGCCGGCAGGGGCCCAAATAAATTAAAGTTCGGCATATTGAATTGAGGATAACTAAAATTATAATCTAAAGTCGAGCCGTCCCAGGTATTGTCCATTTCCACATAACTGGTATTGTTGTAGGGTTTTTGGAACTCGGAATGAGCAGACACGTTATTGCTGTAAACCTGAAAATTATAGACGGTATTACTGGCCTGGGCATAAGTCTTTTTGGGATTTAGATATAAAAGCTGCCCGTAATCTCTTGTTATATCGTTTTTTTTAGCCATCACCTTGTCTCATTCACGTAAATTCTATACCCTGCATCGTAAAGGAACAATGATTGATTTGCCGTAGCATTCTGATATTTGATACTGAAATGATCTCCGTCTATGTTCACGCCGAAGCGTTCCCGTCGTGTCACATAATTAGCTGATTTAGCCGTCATTGGAATTGTGTGGGAAGTCCGTAATTGATTGGATGATGAAGTTGTAATTGTGAGATTCCCCACCGATTGAACCTTGATTCTGTAAGCCAGTTCTCTTAAATCCATCTCAAATCCTGAAGCGTCAAGTTCCATTGTAGCATACGCATCAATGGCCGTGGCAACGTCAAGGCTTCCGCTATTTTCCATATAAACATACCCGGCATTGGAGCTGCCGGATAATTGCAGAACCGGGGCCGTCCCTGATCCGGCTGATACTTCCGTCAAACAAGATATGGCATCTGCCCGTTTGTCGAATGACCACGATTTATCAATTACGTTATAGACAGGGAATATATTCGGGACCGTTCCTGAACCCGTAACCAAGCCGATTCTAATGCTATGGCAGGCAGAATCATATTTCAGCCAGTGTTCTTTTTCGTAACCAACCCGCAGGCATTCTGTTTTTGTCGGGTCAAAATAGTTCTTAATTGGAACCGAAATATCGGTACAGGTTATGCCGTCACAACTAAAAATCCCATTACGACTGATGAAATAAGCCAGTGTTTGGAGTTTCTGATCAGTTGATGAACCGAACTCAATACCATCAATTACGTCACAGGTTTTATTGCTGAAAGTCCCCAACTTGGACGATACTATCAATTTCCCATAAGTACCCGGACTATAGCCTTGAACGATTGTAATACAACCGCCGTCAACTCCCTTTTCTTCCTGCCATACCATTAATTCATTATAGTATCTCCGCATAGCCGTGATCTTGTTTGGCCTTCCATCACCCGCTTGAAGTAAGCCGTAATCAATGCCGTTGAGAATTTGTGGAGAATATTTACCGGAAATGTAAAGGTAAGACGGATAATATGTAAAGGAATAGACAACTCGATCCTTCCACACATGGCTCACGGTTCCCACGGCGCCTAAATCATTTATATTGAAATAAGGAGCTGACGATATGGCAAAAACTACATTGGCTGATATGGCCTCGCTAAAAGTCATCTGATACCAATAGGCGTAACTATCAGAATCTCCGTATTGCTGCTTAGTAACCGTTGCCCTTGGCATAGTGACGAATCCGGCCTTGCTTATCCCTGCGGAATAATCAGTATAAGAACCAACGGAAACGAAGTTTGCTCCGTCGTAGTAAGACAAAGCGTTTAAGGTAGTATTGGCCGTCAAGTTCGGCGTTGCCTGCGGGTCTAGGTAAAGCAGTTCTATCGGGTCTGCTGAACTAAAGGTGAAGGTAGTATTGGCCGCAAGATTAGAAGCTGTCACAGCAAGACCTGAGTAGGTATAGACCACGTTCCCCGAAGCAACCCGCACTTCGGGCGCATCTATCAGCACTCCGTCCCACATATTAATTATGGGAGTAAACCCACCATTATAGGTCACTTCGGAAACCAGGACATTAGCGGAAAAAGCCGCACTGGTCACGTACCGAAACCAATACTTCGATATGCCGTACATATAAGAATTAAGCGCGTTTGTCGGTGCGGTAAAGGCAATGCTTCCGGTCTGCGCCATTGTCTTATTGCTGGCCGCTGTTCCATCAACTTGATTGGCAACATTAACCCATGAATAATTAGAAGCGTAATAAGAGAGCGTCCCAGCTGCGGTATTAGCGTTATTACTTGCCACCGTGAAGTTAAAAGCATTGGGGATTGTATCACAGCCGATAAAGACACAATGATAATTAGCCGCCGTATTCAAAGAACTGAGGTTTGCAGAGGTAGTTGTCAACCCGTCATTGACTGAATCGGTATAATCAAAGCCCACATTAGGAATAGCCGGAATAGCTGCGCTGGCTTTCACAACAACGAATTTAGCGACAGCGTGATTGTTCCCGGCGTATATCTGGTGTTGAGAAGTACCCTCGGAATAGATCATAAAATCGTTGATGTTGTTGAAAGACGCAGGTAACTGATTGGCGGCATTGGCCGATTGAAATACTGTTGTCCCCATTGTGGAATTGGACGTTGCCGGTGGGACAAATGAAGTCTGAATCAGGTTACCGCTGGACTGCTGAACAAAGATATTCGCTTCGGTGATCTTACCCTTATTGAACTGATAAAGGTTTAAGGTCTTGCTGGTTGAATCATTCGTTGCATGAGTCTTGATATATCCGGGCCGGGTCTGATAACCCGGATATTGCGGCCTCATGTTTTGTACCATCGAAAAAGAACCGAGCGGCAATAATTCCGGGGCAATGGCGGTAAAACAGCCACCCGTGAATTTGTGCATGGTTATGGGTGAAGCTGATCTTAATCCCTCTTTCCCGTCTTTTTGTACTGTTTGGGGCATAATTCCTACCTATAACTGTGATCTCGATACGATCTGCGAATGAAATTCACACTGAATTTATTTCGTCCTAATTGTTTATTGGCTTCTTTGACTGCTCTTCGACACATTTCATCCCATGCCTTATACCACCTGTCGGCCATATCCGGTTCACGATCTCGGAATTTGTAAAGCCAGGCAGCGTAATAAACTATCCCCGCTTCGTACTGCGCGTCTATCCGGTACGTCCGGTAAGGCGAATATACCGGAGCCGGTTCATACAGGTATTCAATGGAAATGGTATCTCCTGAAGCTGAGGGCGCCGGGTCAAGAACCAATTGCTTTAACGCTTGGGGAACAATCACAAAGGCATCGTTAGCCGCCCATTGACCGGCAGTCCCACCGAATAACGCCGTAGTCAAGACTGTGTTTGATGTCTTGATAATAACGATTCCATTGGATAAATCAGTGGTGTTGTGGACTTCATCTCCGACAACAACATTGACGAAATTGGAAGCCGTAGCGGTAAGGACACATTCCCCATTGGCCACAGTTCCATTAGCTGAAGCTACGCCACTTACAGGATCAGTCAACGTCTGCTTATCCGTAATGGAAAAGTTACTGGGTATTGCCATTGCCGTACTATTGTTGGCATGTTTAATCGCGTCATAATTGCGAAAGGCAGGCCAGTACACGTTATTTGATGAATCGGTGTATTTGATGACAAACTCATTCCGGTCATTACGAAAGTACAGATTATTGAAATCTGAGTTCAGGTCATAATTGGTCTGGTTTGCCACTGTGGTTATCGTGTCGGTACTGGTTATGTTTTTGACACGCTGAGCAAACTTTTTCGCCGCTTCATAAATATATTCATAGCTCGAACGGCTATCAATAAAAGTCCCATACTGTGACTCGTTTAAAACATTGCGCAATCGGTTTGTCAGCGAGTATCCGTCCATTTTTTAATCCCTTCTTAAGTATTCAACGTCTGCCGGTTCGCCTAATTCCCGCTGGCACATCTGATACAACCGGCTTATGTCATTGCGGGAAGCCTTGTGCTTCTTATCCATCATTACCCCGTTTTTAGCGGCAATACTACGTAATTCTTGCGGCACATCAATGCACGGTTCAGCCATTCGGCGGGCTTCTTCGTGCGGATCAACCAATCCCAAAGACATTTCTTTGCGAGTGAATAATGACGGAGCGATAATACTGGAAAGGATGTCCCTGGTTTTAATTACTCCATCTATGTTTTTGCGCAATGCCGGTAAATGAGCTTCGTAAGTATCCAGAAGTGTCTTTGTAGATTTAATCATTTCCATTGTCTGCGGGAGATATTCAGAGGGGACGCTGTTGCTGGCCACGCTCTTTTCCATTCGTCGCAGGTCCTCGCGGGCATCATCCATAACCTTCGTATTGTGATAAAAAGGATACACTGATTTCAATTGTCCCTTGGCATTATAATCCAGCTCAGTAAAAAAGGTAATTTCAGCAGTTTCTTTGCCATTTCCTACATCTACGGTTTGCCGGACAATAGCCGCTGATTCGGAAATTTCCGTCATTTCTTTCAGCTTGGCCTTCATCATCTTGAGTTCGGCCCTTAGTTCGGCATTATTCGGAAGTTTACCTCTCTTTCTCGTAAATGGTTTAACTTCCACTTTTTTCTCTTCCACAACCTGAGCTTCTTTGACTTCCTCTTCCATTCTGTCCCCCATTATTTTAATTACTTATTGTCCCAATTTTCAGGATTATTCTGATGATAAGACTTAGCGCACCAATTACATCCCCATATAACGATCCCAATAGTTATAATAAATGCTATTATTGATTCCATTCTAAACCTCCATCAATTCTACTGTATTTAATTTAAAATCTTCCGGCACCTGGCTTTTATCCCAATCCTTTAACAAGTAGGGCGTTTGATACCCTTGCTCGTTTATCACCAGAAACATTCCATATCGCTTTGCTATCTTGTCGCGGTATTGCGGGTCTTTATAAGTCGCCATAGGCCGGTTGTCCTGACATAATTTCAGGTCATGGATTTTATACTTACCGGCTTTAATCTTCGGGCTTGTATACTTGAGCCGCTCATAATTCCCTTGGCTGATGTCGTCTATTCCCTCAGTGCTTACTCGCTTTTGCAGGGGTAGGCATACGCTGCATTTCGGGCAAAAGTGCTGCAACTGTTCAATAAAATGTAGAGGCGTTCTCATCCACCAGCCGCGTTCTACCTTCCATCCAGCATTAATATTAAACAGCATTGACATTTCCGCAGCCGTTTCACAGGCAAAGGCACCATTCGGATTAATACTTGCCGACCATGTATTCTGTAACCAGCAATTCCAGATTGCCATCCACATATTTGCCTCACCTTTCAGAACTTCTTCGGAGGCCACCAATACTGGGCAATGTAAAATATCGTTTCTTTCGTGGGAATTAAGAAAAATATGACCGAAGGTTTTTACTATTATGTCACGATAACCTTCATAGCCAGCTGGAAAGCAGCTCCAAAGGCCACATTGATTTAAGGGTATTTTTGATTGAAGATATTCGCATTGCTTCTCAAAATCTGGATGCAAGAGCGGATCTCCTCCGATCAAACCAACTAGCTGTTGAAAACCTACCATAGAATCTACTGCCTGCTTGAACACGTCAAAGTCCATGTGATATGGCTTTTCAAAATGACCTATCAAATGGGTACAGTTGGCGCATGAATTCCTGCAATGTGAGGTAGTGGTAATCTGGATTGTCGGCATTGTAAATAATTCTCTCATCCCGGCACCCCGATTCCCCATTGTTGCAAGCGGGCTTTCATCCGAATTTCTTTTTCTTCAATGGTCTGGGTATATTCATGGTGCAAAAATAAAGAAGTATTAAAGCCAAACTTGGACATAAGGAAATCTGACATTAACTGATGTTTCAAGCCGTATCTTGCTATATTCCGGCTGACCAGCCAATCGTCTATCAGGTGATTGCGTTTAATAACCGTGCTGGCCTCAAGGACTGTCGGGAAGATGTTTTCAACGGCTTCTTCGGGCGTTATGTCGTCTTTATCCAGCGGGTGCCACAAGTCCGTGCACCAATCGGAAGCCACGGCAAACCAGTTCCCTTCGCCGATCATGCGTCCGTCACGAAGGAAATACTTATCGGGACGAAAGCGAATAGGCACGAAGTCCTTAGAGTGAAACATCACTGTATCTTTAGGTATGATTGCGGTTACATCGGGAAATTCCGGGTGTATCAGAGCGTCGGCATCTATGAATATATGCCAGTCTGCCGGGTATTCTTTGGCTATCTCATATATCTGGAATTTCTCGTACACGGGCGGTAAATCAGGATTCTCCGCCGTAAACTTGCGTTTGTTGATCTCGAAGAACTCAGCGCCGATCTTGTGGGCGTAGTTCTTCAATAGCGGATATGTAAGTTTCCGCAGCTCCGGGGCGTAACCTTCCGGTGAATCGGATATACTAAGGGTGTAGATTCTTTTAATCATTTCTTGTCCTCTCTTCTTTTTTAAACCATCTAAAAACAGTCTGCTTGACTATAATCTTGGCCGAATTGCATTGAACCTCATTGTTAAACATGGCTTCGATAGTGGTCATCAGACTACCCACCAGGCTTTTGACTTCGCTTATCTTGACTAATCTTTCGTCCATTATTTCACTTCATCCACGTAGTTTAGTTTTGTGAAATTCTTTCTTGTGCCGGTTTTGTCTTTTGCCTTCCTTTCTAAAAATTTTAATTTATCTAATTGCTCATCACTCATTGTCTGCCCCCATTCTTTTCGCATATTGGTCTCTTGCTCAGAACGGGTTTTCCCGAAATGGTCGTGTTTCCCTTTGATAATAATTTCCATGTCAATTCCTTTGGAAAAGGCAGGATGAGTTTCCCCATCCTGCCCATCACTTAAGCTGTCTCCTGAATACCGGTCAAGTCCCAATTGGCAACGCAGACCATCCCATTTTGTACGATAAAAGTTGTTGATAAATCAGCTTCGGCAAAGAAATTCCGAGTGATTAACCCAGTACTGGCTGTGGCAATATTGATCTGCACTGAGGTCCCTAATCCGAAATCATTGTCAGCAATAAGACCATCAGCAACCCCACCTGTCCATATAATCGGCGCCGCAGACATTGCAGTTCCATTGCCTCCAATGAAATGGCATCCACGAAGGACAGGTCGTCGGCAAACATTCGTGCCGTCAGTAGTGATAATCATTCCACACACGGTTCCATCGGACTTTGCCTGGAACTGGCATTTTATGATCTGTAAACTATCAGAACCGTTCGCACGAACGCCCCCCTCACCCTTAATTGAGCAATTATACAAAGAAGAGCCAGTATGCCCGTTCTTTCCATAGGTTGAGCCATCGCCTTCAAAATAAACTCCATAGGTGGCACCCTCGGCAAAGAAGCCGATGTTCTCGATGTGTGTCCCTGCCGCCTCAACATTAAGGTTGGTTGCTGTGGCAAATTTCCAACGTACACCAAGGAAGTCAGAAGCTACGCCTAAAGGCGAAACTCCGATGATCGACTTTCTTGCGTTCGGAACTGTCTGTCCCGAGCCAGCCGTTCCTGCCGCCTCAACTGTCACATCTTCCGTATAACGGGCAAATCCGGTTCCCATTGTATATTTCTTGGGGCGAATGTAAATAACATCACCACCCGCAGAAACAGTTACTGCCTTTTGAATCGTAGCAAAAGCCGTTGATGGTGTTAATCCGGTGTTACCATCAGCCCCATCAATGCCGTCAACGAAATAATGAGTAGCCCACGGACTGCCAAACCGGGGGCCGGTAAGGGGAGAACCGAAACTGGAAACTCCGTGCGGAAAATTTGTTAAAGACATAGTTTAATCCTCCTTTTAATCTAGTGACACTGCCCTGTCTTGAACTCCCATGCACTGCCCCGTGGAATTGCACCTACGGCTTAAACTTTATTCAGCAAAGACGCTTTAGGAGTTACCCCTTTGCCTACGGTAAGTCATTAATCTAACTTACGTTCATTCCGTAAGCGAATCTCCATTGTCTATATCCAAAGCCCATTCTGGCATATATCTTTTGCTTGATCGCGAAAGTCTCAAAATCCACAATGGTATTGGTTTCCGCTTTTGTGCGGTCAATCCAAAGCAAAGACTTCTTCATCAACTTGGAATCAAGCATATACCAACTCTTGGAACTCCATTCGTCCAGCCTTCTCCAAGGAATAATGTCAAACTCCTTGTAAATGGCGTTGATCTTATGATTGGCCGAATCAGGGTCTTTGTCTGAACTGGCGCCGGTCTTCTTGCTGTATCCCAGAGCTTCGCAGGCCGTGTAATAAAGGGATTCCGGCACGAGGATGGTATCCGGTTCGGAATCGTACAGCTCGCCAATATCGTCGCGGAACTTACGGAAGAGAATAGCCGTAGCCATAATGGAAGTCTTGCTGAGGGCAGAAGTTCCAGCGTTGCTGAATCCGGTGGCCGTGGACGCGCCGGACTTGGTAAGATGAGAACCGAACAGGGCAATGCCTTCCTCAGACTTCATAAACTCCCAAGTGGGATTGAAGCCCTGGGCGAAAGCCTTGACTGCTGTTTTCTCTTTGGTACGGGCAAGCCCCATAGTAAGACCAGCCTGCAGATCATCAAGAACGGCGTACTGCTTGTCGTCCTTGAATTTTCTCTGCATCTGAATACCAGCGGCATACTCAGCCGGTTCGATCTGCGTGAAGTAACCGGGAGCAATGTTCAGGTATTCCAGTTTACCGGCGAACTTAGGAATGTCCGGGACCTGACCTATTTCGTATAATTCAGCGAATGCCTTATCCAGCGGCATCGAGCCGAACAGTTTCCCTATAAACTCATCATAGGGCTTCAAGGTATTCTCAACGACTGAATCGAGTTTTTGATCTGCCAGCCGTGCGAATTGTTCTAATGCAAGTATTGTATCACTCATTTAGGCACCTCCCCCTTAAAAGACAAGCCGGAACTGAACACGTTCCTGGCCGGCTGTTGACAAGTCGATTTGAAGAACATCAGCCACATAATAATTTGTGACCGCTGCGGCATTATCAACGTACATATCGAGCGCGTCGAAGTTGATTTTCTGCCGAGTTCCTAAACCTACTGAGGAAATACAGAAGGTGTCTCCAACGGCGATTGCATAAGGCCACGGCACGTTGAACGTCGGTGTCGTTGCCGAAGTGCTGTTGGAACCGCGATACAAACCAGCGTTTAAACCAGTCCGGCAATAATAAAGATTGTTATTGGCCGCCGTGGTCATATCAGCTGCGCCGTGAACCATCGTAGTGCCGGCTGAATTGGCTGTGGTAACCGTAACCACACCGGGCGCCGTACCGTAGGCAGTCTTCATAATGGGGCCTTGAATGACTGTATTCCGGTCGATCAGGGCGATTCTGGCCAACAACTGTGGATCAGACTTAATCCACATTCCCTCGGCGCCGAAGTAATCACGGGCAAGTTCCGTAGCCTGGGTGATTGCCTGAGTGCCTGATTCCGTGCTGTACGTGGAATTGGAAGTCGGAGTCCTGCGATTTACCCCTATAGTGATCCCAAAGGGGAAGACCGCCTGAGTGGTATTGGCCGAAGAAGCTCCCATCGGCTCAACGCCGGTTGCGTCAGTATATTTTTCTATCTGACCTATCAAAACTGTATTTGCACTGCCACCAGTAGCCGCTACCGGGAACCACTGAGTTACCGGGAATCCGTGACCACTGTGGACAATTGAAAACCCTGCTCCACCAATAGACATAATGTTACCTCCTGTTTTGTCGCTAAGGCAGATTTGTTGTCCCGCAAAATGGGCAACCTGCCAAAGCAACAGTAAAAGTATTTTTATAAGTAGGCACCGGCGTTATGCCGTCTGCCTGTAATTCAACCAACACGAAGGTAGATTCAAGGGAGCGTAACATTATCCCGGCATTCAATGGATCGCCGGACATTACTGGAGATTGAGACGGTATTACTTTATCCATATAGTAGGCGTTGCCTGATCTCTCGGGGTCGCCGCCTATTTTGTCTAATGAAACAATATGGCTGCAATTCCAGCAACGCACCCACTTATTACGGTCATCGAAAGCGCCTTCCATTTGTTTAGAGCGGCGATGCCGTGGT